CATCACTTGCCCGCACTCAACGCAAACGCGGGTGTAAAACATGCCTTTGCACCCCATGCTCAGCCCGCCTTCCGCTTGCCCTTGACAGTGTTCTTAGGCTGCTGGTGAATCTTACGGGGCCGCTTCTGCGCATCTTCCAGCGCGAAGCTCAGACGGCCCAGCGCGATGGACAGCAGAATCAGTGTCATTGCGGTGATGAACTCGCCGTCCGTGATGGGCTGGCCGACCTGTGCACCACCCTCGATGCCGAGAGCGTAGATCAGGCCGACGCCGAAGAGGACAGCGGCTGCGACCTGCAAGATTCCGGGTTTAAGTTTCATTGTTGGTGCCCTCCTGTTCAGCGTTGTAGATAGAGCTCATAGCTGCGTAGGAAATCTCAGAAATCCACGCCAGCTGCTTCTCGGGGTCTCCGGGGAAATAGCCCTCCAAAATCTGCGCAATAGCGGTGCCCAGCTCTACAGCAGTTCCCGCAATAGGACCTTCGACCCGGATGGTCGATTTCTTGCTGTCGATGTAAATGCTTGCGTTCATTCGTGCGTTTCCTCCATTCTGTCCATAAGGTCTGCGGCAGAGGTCATCATGCTGATGAGCAGTGCTGCCGGGTCCTTGCTGTCCATGCAGATTCCTGCGACCAACGCGGTGCAAAGGGTCATTTGCTCCATCTGAGTGCCGCAGGCGTAAATCTTAGGGTTACCATCCGGCCCCAGCTGAATCTTCAGCTGGGCGTTCGGGTTGATTTTCATGCTCCTACCTCCTGAAAATAATCGTTCGCGGGCGCGCAGTCATCCAGCGCCCATCCCATGACCGGGTGCCACTCGCCATCTGCGAAAACCTGTAGGCCGGCGTGGTCCTCGTCTCGAGTGCGTCCACCCAGCTGGTAGTGGCCGGATGCCCGACCGTCATCCCAGCGGAACCACTTGTTCCAGAACAGCGGCGCGACATACGCACATCCGATGGGCGCATCGGCCCGTTCGGATGCAAGGGTGTACGGTTTGTTCATGCGGATTCTCCTTTCTCGATTTTGGGGAAGAAGTACTCCCCGATCTTCTCCTGCGGGATGTGAAGTACCCGGCAGATAGCGGTGATCTCCTTGATTTCCCAACTGCCATTATCCTCCGGTGCGTTCAGGCGCTTGTTCAGCGTGCGCGGCTTCAGACCTGCCAGTTCTGCAAGCTCTCCCTGCTGAAGGTTCTGGTCTTCATACAGGCGCCGGAGCTTCAGATAAGGCTTTCTTGCCATAGTTATTCCTCCTTCTTCGTGGGCAGCGTGCCAATGACTGCATTCATGATTTCGTCGAAATCAGGCAGACCAAAGGCAACGATGCTCAGCTGGTCGATGCGGTTGTCAAGCTCTGCCTGCGCCCGCTGCACAAGCTCATCAGCCCGGCGCACCCGGTCACAGGCTCCGCCGTACAGGGACTTCCATTTCAGGAATGCAGCCTTGAAGTCGTCCCGCTGTTTCAGCGTGTCATTGCGGGTGCCGATGATCTCTGCAAGCTGTTCCTTGGCAATACTTACGGCCTGAATGGCGGCGGTCAGACGCTCGTTAGTGGCTTCCAGCTGCTCAATGTGCTGCTGCGCCTGAAAGCTCTCGTAAGCGCCGTTCTTGCGGATGGCGGGCAGCACCTCGCTGGTCACCCAGCGCTTGAAGGCTTTGGCCTTGGGCATCTTGCTGGACAAGATCAGGCTGTATAGGCCGGACTCGTTGATAATGAGCATCTCCTGCTCGCCGCCGGGGGTGCCCTGAATCGGGGCAACCTTCTGATCTTCGGCGTCAACATGGCGGGAAATTGCGTTCTGCGGCTTGGCATACCCCAGAGCCACGGCAACGTCCTTGCCGACGAGCCAGGGCGTGCCGTCGATCTCCACGGTGCGCACCTGCCCGAACTCCGGGCTTGTGAATGTGGTTAAGTCGTTCATGGTGAATCTGTACCTCCTTGTGGGTGGCTCCCTTCTGCGGTAGAATAGAAGCAGAAGGGAGGTGGTAAAAATGGAACCTGCGGTAAATGCGGGAATGTCAGTTTCGGACTGGTCTGGGCTGGTTGCAATGGTCGTAGCGATTTGTGCATTGTTCTCTCCGGCGCTGACGGCGTTTTTTAATAATCGCCATCAGCTTGAAATGAAAAAACTAGAGTATGAACATCAGGAGCGTGAAGCACAGCAAAAACGAGAGTGCGAAATATATGAAGGGTATATTCGTGCTGCCGGAGCAGTGCTCCAATGTAAAACGACTGAATCGGCGCTGGACTTTGGAGAACATTCAAGACTGGCAATGTATTATGTGCCGGATAATGTTCGGGAGAAAATGCTTATGTTGGAAAAAATGGTTGAAGATGCATATCCGAGCGATACACATTTTGCGCAACGCGCGCATCTGTTGGATGAAATCGTGGTCATGATGCGAGAAGCAAGAGGACGACAGTCGTCAATGCACCAACAATAATGGAATAGACTGGATACCAAGCTATGAGTTCCGGTGCAACTTTTTTTGTAAACAGATTGCCCAGAAGGACGATAGCCCAAAGTACAGGAATCAGCTTTAGCGCAAGCACGGTGGGCACTCCTCCTTCTTCAAGTTCAGTCGGATTGCAATGGCATAACTGGATGCCCGACAAAACAAGCTGCTTTCCGATTCCACACCTTCACGATTGACCAGCTCTTCCACAAGCTGTGCAGTCGGCACATCTTTCAGCGCCCAGCGTTCCTCTTCCACAGGTTCGCTGGGCTTTTTGTTGTTGTCCATCTTCTTCACCTCCTTTGGATGAAACTACGCAAAAGTGTAATTAGATTCCACTTTTTCTGCAAAAAAATATGGAATCACGCTGCTGCATGTCCATGCCGAGTGTGTTGGCAAGTGTATCAATTTCACTGGCCTTAAACTCGGTCTCATTGTCAATTTTCATTTGCAAGGCATAAGGTGTCAGGCCCATAATTTCGGCGATAGCCTTATACTTAAGACCGGAATCGGCAATAATGGAGCGCAGCGCATTAGTATCGGTCATGGTGTTCACCTCCTTTCGTGTGGAATTACGTTCCACTGCCAACATGATAGCACCAGGTGGAAGCAAAGTCAACTCTTTTTGATGAAAAAATAAAAAATACTTGAATGTCATTCCACTGTATGATAAGATAAGAGCGAAGGTTGGTGATTTTATGGCAACTCTATACGACAGAATCAAAAGCCGCCGCACAGAGCTTGGCTTGACGGTCGAAGAATTAGCCCGCAAGATGGGCTATAAAGATAAATCTTCTATTAGTAAGATAGAAAATGGTAAGGCTGATATCCCGCAATCAAAGATTGCTGCTTTTGCGGACGCATTGCAAACCACTCCCGCCTACCTGATGGGCTGGGAAGAGCAGCCGCAGCCCAAGAAGCCCACCATTCCCCCGGGCTTTGAACCGATGCCGAAAATGGTGAAGGTGCCCCTGATCGGCTCGATCGCGTGCGGCGAGCCCATCACGGCGGAGCAGAATGTGGAAAAGCTGGTGGATGTACCGGAGAACATTCGGTGTGATTTTTCTCTGACCTGCCACGGGGACAGCATGGTAGATGCCGGCATCCACGACAAAGATGTGGTGTACATCCGCATCCAGCCGGAGGTAGAAAACGGCGAGATCGCTGCAGTGCGTATTGACGGTGAAGCTACTCTCAAGCGAGTGTACTACAGCCCCGGCGCTCTGACCCTGATGCCTGCGAACCCGACCTATGCGCCCATGATCTACACCGGCCCGCAGCTGGAGCAGGTGCACATTGAGGGCAAAGCCGTGGGATGGACGCACTGGGTGGGGTAAATATAGGTTGAATTTATCCTATAATTTAATTATACTGTAAGCAGAAAGGAGTTTGATGTTATGAATATCAACACAGATACGATCGTTCCTATCTCGGTGGCAAACCAGAACTTTTCCAGAGTGGCAAGACTTGTGGATCAGTATGGCAGTGCAGTCATCATGAAGAACAATGCGCCGCGGTATATCATCTATGAGTTTCCGCAGGCTGATGCAGTGCAGCCTGCATCAGATGATGATGTGCTGGAAGTTTCAAAGAAGCTGATGGAGCGGAATCGGCACGTTTATGAGGAGCTTGCAAAATGAAGACACTGAGCAAGCGTCAAATCCTGATGCTTCATTCCGCGCTGGTCGCGCAAAGCGGCGGTATGGATGGTATTCGGGACGAAGGACTTTTGGATTCAGCGCTCAATGCACCGTTTCAGACGTTTGCAGAGCAAGACCTTTACCCCACCATTCTTGAAAAGGCCGTTCGACTTGGCTATGGACTTATCTGTAATCATCCATTTTTGGACGGAAATAAACGCATTGGTACGCACGTCATGCTGGTATTTCTGGAAATCAATCAACTCTCGTTGTCCTATGAAGATGATGATTTGATTTTGACCATCCTTCAGGTAGCATCCGGAACATTGGACTACGATGGTCTATTAGACTGGGCGAAAGAACATCTGGAATGAACAACGTGCAAATTTTGCACATTGTTCCAACCGTTGCAAAATCTGCAACAATTGAGTGGTTGTTTCCAAAATGGAATAACCACTTGAAACGAACTGCCGAGAAATCTTCGGTAGTTAAATAAACAAAAAATGCTCCCGGTGCTACCAACACCGAGAGCATTTGCAGAACAGCTTACCCTTAAAGAGTAATGCAGCCCGAACACCTGTATTGTACTCCAAAAGGGCAGGCTTTGCAAGCTATACCTTTTGGAGGTGTATTTTTATGGGATTACGAACGAATACAGCGGTCTGGCTACCGAACCAGCAGCGTTGGCAGATAAAGGTGCAGAAGGATGGTGTGCGCCGAACCTTCACCAGCGCGAAGCCAGGCCGCACCGGTCAGCGGGAAGCGAACCGCAAGGCGGATGCCTGGCTGGATGAAGGGGTGGTGAACACCCGCATTCTGGTTGAAAATGCTTATTCTGAGTGGATCACTGGAATCAAGCAGACCACCAGCAGTTCCAACTGGCTGCCCATCGAAAGCCGGTGGAAGAACTGGGTACTGCCTGCGATTGGGAAGAAGCGGGTCGAAGACCTGACAGAGCAGCAGCTGCAGACCGTCGTGAACCGGGCGTATTCCGGAGGTCTGAGTAAAAAGACCCTCACCAGCTTATGCTGCGATCTGAGGAACTTCTGCAAATGGCTGCGACTGAACAAGGTGTCAACACTCTTTCCAGAATCGCTCCATGTGCCCAAAGCTGCCAGAAGCAAAGAAAAAGAGATCCTCCAGCCAGAAGCGCTGCGGACGCTGTTCATCATTGACACAACGCTCTGGAGAGGAAAGCGTGTGCCGGATCCTTATGTCAATGCCTACCGGTTCAGCGCTGTTACCGGCCTGCGCCCCGGCGAGCTGATCGGTCTGCGCTGGGAGGATATTCAGGGCGGACAGGTGCGTGTGCGCCGCGCAATCAATATTCACGGTGAAGAAACGCAGGGTAAAAATGAGAATGCGCTGCGGTCATTCGTGCTTACCGGAACAGCCGCAGAGGTCCTTGTAAACCAACGCCTTCTCACAGGAGCAGGGGAGAGCGTATTTGATATTCAGTCCGAGAGCACTTATCGCCATTGCTGGAAACGGTACTGCGAAGCAAACGACATTGACTATGTGCCGCCCTATAATCTGCGGCACACCTTTGTGTCGCTTGCAAAGACTCTTCCAGAAGGAACCGTGAAGTCACTGGTGGG